TTCATCAAGTGAACCTGTTGACATAAATCTAACATTAAGATACGATTACGCAATACTTCAATTCTAAGGAGTAAAATGAATATTAAACCCTTGATAAAAATATTGAGGGTTTTTTATTCTTTATATATATTTATATATGAATAAGTTATGAGGTTATATGAAAACATTCGATGAAATAATTGAAAAAGTTTTAGAACACGAAGGAGGGTATGTAAACGACCCGACAGATTTAGGTGGTGAAACAAAGTATGGCATCACCAAAAGGTTTTATCCAGACGTTGATATTAAAAATCTTACTATAAAACAAGCAAAAGAAATCTACAAAAACGACTATTGGGATAAAAATCGTGTTGAATCACTTCCTCAAGAATTATGGCATATATTTTTTGATATGTGTGTAAATATGGGAAGAAGAACAGCAGTAAAGATTCTACAAAGAGCTGCTGTCAACAAAGGTAAAAATATAGAAGTTGATGGTGGTTTAGGACCAATGACAATAGGTGCTCTCAAAGGTGTTGAAATAGACAGAGTGAGAGCTTTTAGAGTCAAATATTATGTAGATTTAATTAACAATAAACCTGAACAAGAAAAATTCTATTTAGGATGGTTCAGAAGAGCCTTGGAGGTGTAAAATGGCAACAGATAAATTATATAATGAAATAAAAGACCTTTTTAATGAATTTGAAGAAAATCATTCAATATTTGCAGATAAAGGTAATAAAGCAGCTGGTGGTAGAGCAAGAAAAGCTATCGGTGAAATTAAAAAATTAGTTACAGACTACAGAAAAGCATCAGTTTCTGAATCAAAATCATAGGAGTATTAAATGTCACAAGATAAACAACAATCAAGATTTCCAAGTGAAATTGTAGACCTACCTAGTGGTGGTAAAATTTATGGGAAAGATTCACCATTATATGATGGTAAAATAGAAATAAAATATATGACTGCAAAAGAAGAAGATATTTTAACATCTGCCAATCTAATAAAAAAAGGAGCGGCTCTTGAAAAATTAATGAACTCATTGATAATGACACCTGGTGTTAATATAAATGATTTAGTGCTTGGTGACAAAAATGCAATAATGATTGCTATTAGAATACTTGCATACGGACCTAAGTATCAAGTTCAAGTTACAAATCCTAATAATGTTGATGAAAAACTAGATTATGAATTTAATCTTGCAGATTGTCCTTTTAAACAAATACCAAAAGATGTAGACTATTCTAAAAATGAATTTGATTTTGAATTACCTGTATCAAAACATAAAGTTAAGTTTAAACTTTTGACAGGTGTAGAAGAAGAATTAATTTCAAAAGAACTTGAAGCAAAGAAAAAATTAGGTTCATTAGTTGATTCAACAATTACAACTAGATTGAAATACATTATATCAAGTTATAACGGTGAAACTAATAAATTAGAATTAGGGCAGTCTGTTGAAAATATGTTGGCTAAAGATTCGTTAGCATTAAGAAATGAAATTACAAGAATTTCCCCTGATATAGAATTGACACAGGAAGTAGAATTTCCAGGAGGTGACACGGTCGAGGTAGCAATACCATTGACCGTTAACTTTTTTTGGCCTGAGTCCTAAAGACAAACCTTTACTTCACGAACAAATTTTTATGTTGTGCCATTATAGTAATGGTTTCAACTTTTCTGAAGTTTATGAAATGCCAACTTATTTAAGAAATTGGTATATTCAAAAACTAGCAGATGTTCGTGAAGAAGAAAACAAGGCATATAAACAAGCTACTAAAAAAGGTAGATAAATTTTGATTTTTTGATATTTATAATAGAACAATAATGGTTTTAATTCATTAAGTTGTTATGGAGAAAAAAATCAATGCCATCGCAGAATGAAATAAAAAAACAAAATCAGCTTTTAAAGCAACAACAAGATATTCTTCAAAGTATTCAGAATACGATAACTGGTGCAACAGCTTCTGCTAATACTTTAAGTAGAGCTATGCAATCTGCAGTGAGTCACGCTACAAAATTACAAGGTGATATGGGTACTACTGCAAGAAATACTAATCAAGCAGCAGACCATGCAAATGAATTAGGTTCTAATTTAAAAGATGCAGCAGATAGTGGTATATCAGCAATGGAAAAATTTGGTTCTTCAATGGGTTCTTCTATGAAACAAGCATCAGATACTGCTTTTCATACAATAACACAAACAATGGGTGCTATAGGAGAAGTCACACAAGCTATTTTTAGATTTAAGTTTTTAGCTGGGTTTTCAGCTTTATTTGGTCTTGTGTTATCTAACTTTGAAAAAACAACAGCTGAATTAAGAAATTCATTAGGTATAGTATTCACAGACCCACAAGTTAATAACAATTTAAATAAATTTTTTACAAGATTTGAAAATCAAATTATAAGGTCTGGTCTATCAATGACTCAGGTAGCAGATACTGCACAAATG